GTCACCTTGCCGGGGACGCTAACCGTTGCGCTGGTAATCGGGCCTTCTGCAACGAGCGTCGAGCCGTTCAGAACCAAAACAGTGAGAACCAACGCTGTCACATTGGTCACAAACAAATTTTTGCTTGAGTTCGAGGCGTTAAACGAGCCACCGCTCAAGCGCACAACGTGACCAACCTTGATTCCGTCGGTCAAGAATGAACCGGCTGCGCGCGTGACCGTGTAGGTTGGCGAGCTGCCAGCGATCGTGATGCTTGCGCCGGAGATTGACGATACCGCTGCAAACTCGCGTTTGAGGATGGCCGCAAGGTAAGGCGAGTAGCTACCGGGCGACAGCTCGCCGTTGAGCGTGCCAGCCACACGACGAACGCCGTGGCGATAATCTGCGGTTTGCAGGTCAGTCCGAATCTCGCTTGATTCGTAAGTGTCTTTGGTTAGGTTGAAACTTGCGTCGACACGACGCAAAAGCTGTGCGCCGGTAACTGTGGTGGGCAAGACGCCATAAGACGTCTCTTCTTTAATTGCTACTTGTTTAAAAACGCCAGAGGCCTGTGCCATGATATTTTCCTAAAAATTGCCAAGAGGCAGACATAAAAAAACCGCCTCATCAGCGGTGTGTTTTGCTACTCGTAAAAATGAATGATGAAATCCTGACTTGCGTACCAAATACCTGCATCGTTGTCTTTTGAAATTCCAGTTCGTAAATCACGCACTACCGAGACAACAGACTTGCTTGCATAAGTGCCGCTCTGCAAGTTCATTGCAACCATCACCGCAGACAGCACAGAGTCAACGCCTGCCGCGTTTTCAGCTAGAGCCGTTACCTGAACCCTGCTCATTAACAACTGCGCCCCAAAGCTCGCGTTTACCGTCATCACGGGCATTGTGCTGATTGCCTCATACACCAAGGCTGGCATTTCTGAACCCTGCGGCAACTGAGATACTGCGCGACGGGTGCCGACAAGCGAAGTCACGCCCGACACATTCAACAGTGCCGCTGTGATTAGTTCTGCGCTCATTTGCCTGCCTTCTTCAGCTCTTTAGGGATACGTTTCGTCATGTAGTCTGCAAAGGCCTTAACCGAGGCGGCAGACTTTGAATCAAACGCTGTTCGCATAAAAGGGCTTGGACGTATGCCGGGGTGAACGACAAGCTCTTTCATAAGCCCTGCAAAGAACAAACTCTTTTTGCCTTTCGGCTTAATTTCGTAGGGCTTGCGCTTAGACTTTGAACCTTTGCCTGCGTAAAAGCTGCCTGTACCAAATTCGATCAGGTGGGCGTACCATGCCTTTTTGTCGCCAGCCTTAACGTGTCCACGCACCCAGCCGTACTTCTCACTCTTTCGCGCAAAACTAATTTTTACGCTGCGCTGTAATGCGCCTGTCTTGACGTGGCCGCCAGAGGTAAGCTGCTGCTTCGCTTCTGCACGGATTTCGTTCAGGCCAGCGCGTATCGCACCGCGCATGATGTTTTTTTCTAGCTTGACGGGTAGAGTCTTGAGAACGTCGTTCAGCTCTTTAAGGCCTGAGATATTGACCTCACTGGCCATCTAAGGACGCCTCGATGCAATCAAAAACAATCCACTGATTCTTTTCTTCAAGAATCCGCGCTGACAAAATATTGATGATTCGCCCGTTAAACAAAATACGCATTGCCGCCATTGCTATCGGTGAGCCCAAATCAGCCTGATAGCGCGTCGCAATGGTGTGGGTGAGGCTTGCGGTCACCTGACTGCCGATCACCTTCTCTGAGAGCCTGCCTGCGGGTCGTATGCTTGCTTTGGTTGTGACAAGCGTTGTCCAAGTGTTCACCTGTTGGCCGTAGGCATCGAGCGATACTGATTTCTGTTGAATCTGTATCGTGTGACGACACTCGTTTGCGTGCATTACAGTGTCCAGCCCGATCCGGCGAGCCACAGACTTTTAGCTGCAGCCAGATACTTTTCACGATCTGCTGGGTCTGCTTCGTAATCGGCGCGAACCATCAGGATGATCCCTTGTGCACACTCAGGCAACGTCAGCGGATCGTCTGCCACGGCATCTTCAGCGTCGTAGTCGGGCACAATCCCGTACTTCGTGTAAGCACACTCACGCGCTGCCGACTCCATTAAGCGCAAAATCAGATCGTCGTCGTCGTTGTGCGTGACCGAAATCGCCGCCTTGACATCTTCGAGCGTGAGTGTTGACATTACTCTGCCTTTGCCAGCTCTTCTGCAGCAGCTTTTAATGCCTCAGCGTGAGCGACAGCGTCGGGATGCGGGTCGACGTTGCCAGACGCAATTGCTGTTGCCAAGTCAACGGGTGCAATTTCAATCACTTCGTCGACTTTTCCGTAAGCGCAATCAAGCAAGACTCGCGCCTTTGTTTTTTCTGCTATTTTTTTGGTAGCCATTTGATTCTCCAATTTGCTTTAAACAGCCCACTCCTGAGAATGGGCTGGCAAAGCAGACTGCGATTAGCTTGCGCTGTTCACAAACACCTTAACGGCGGTCGTGTCGAGCAAGTTTGAGCCGGTGCGAGTCCAGCCCAGGAAGCCAACCTGACCGTACTTGGCATAGGCCGAGTCATCAAAACGCAACATCGAAGTTGAGTTCTGAACATCGCGGATTACAAACTGGCTGAAGTCACCGAAGGCGATCGACTTGGCGCTGGCTGCCATCGTTGCCATATCGTCGTTGACGACGTATGGGTAGCCGCAGATAGTTGCGGGTACACCACCAGCGATGTTTTCGTTGTCGCCCGGTGTCCAGATTGGACGGCCGCTCGTGTCTTTCAGCTTGCGAATAACGGCGATCGACAGGTCTTTCAACATGAAAGTGGCGTTGCCACGGTATGCCGAGTTGACCGAGTGAATCAGGTCGATCAGGTCGTCATAAGTGCAAGTGGTGGCCGTGCCGGTCAGGCCTGTTTTGCCGGTGCTTGCGCGAGTGATGACGCCGTATGGCTGGCTCGAACCAGTGCCGGTCGTGTAGTGCTGGTTTGTGATGCGCGCTAAGCGAGTGGCCAAGCGGTTGACAACAAACGACACGACATCAATTGCGCTGTCCTGAATCAACTCAACAGGCAGGGCGATTGACTTCGAGCTGTATTTGTACGGATTGACCGCAACAGTGCCGAAAGTCACGTCAGCGCTTGATGCAACGGCATTCTGAGCAACGATCTCACCAACTTCTGAAGTACCGTCAGACGTTGGGTAGTTCAAATCGTTACCACCAGCGGTGGTCAAGATTTGAGAAACAGAGCGCATACCGCCAAACGCTTTCATTGCGTCGACGACCATTGCAGCGATTTCAGCGGGGACTGTGTAGCCGCCTTCTGTAGTCGTCGTGGTCGACATTGCGTTTTGAATCATCGCAACTTTTTCTGGAGTCATGTTGCGCTGTGAGGTGCGCAAATAGATTGCCAGAGCGTCTTTTGCAGTCAGTTCGACCGACTTGCCGGGTGCTGCATTTTTGAAATATGCGTCTGCTTCCAGATCACGCAATTTCTGCTCTGCTTTGAGCTGAGATTGAGTGCGCTCGATCTCGTCAGCGATGTTGTCAAATTTCGCTTGCTCGTCTTTCGACCAGGTGAGCGAACCTTTTTCGGCCAACAAAGCGTTGGCTTGATTTGCGAGGTGTTCGACTTTCTCGCGCAGTGCTTGAGTGTTTGTCATTTCGACTTTCCATAAAAAAAGCCCCTTTCGGGGCAGGATTGAGGCATCCGGCCTCAGCGGTTTGTCTGCGCGAGAGCGCTAGGCAATCTGTAAAATCCGCAGCCGTTTTGAGTTGGCTTCGGACATAAAAAAACCCGCTTCTGCGGGCTCGTTAACTGGTTCAGGAGTAATTTCAGGAATCGGGTCTGGAATCGGCTCGGGTGGCTCGACGGGTGCTGGCGGTGCATTTTTGAATGCTGACAAATTCCATACGTTTTGAGCAGACTTCACTGCATCGATGCGATCAACAAATCCGGCATCGAGCGCCTCTGTAGCTGTAAACCAAGTCTCGGCTTCCATCATCGCCAAGATTTCTTCGTCGCTCTTGCCTGTCTTGTCTGTGTAATCTCGGACAATAGACAGCTCGATCTTTTCGAGCAACGCCGCCATCGTCAACATATCTTCTTTGTCGCCATACGCCATACCGCTCGCGCAATGGATCATGAAAAGAGCGCCCTCTTTCATCACCACTTCATCGCAAGACAAGGCGATCGAGGTGGCGGCCGAGGCACAGAGCGAGTCAATGATTGCGACTGTCTTGCCGGGGAAGCGCCCGATTGCAGCCATAATCGCGCGCGCCTCAAAGACTGAGCCGCCGGGTGAGTTGATGTAGATGTTTAGTACGGGTGATCCTTCAGCTTGGGCTAGTTCGTTAATAACTGCCGCTGCGCTCACGCCCCACATTTCGTCGATCACATCGTAGATATAGAGCGAGGCTTCGCTTTCGTTTTTGATAAGCGCAATAGGCTTGCCGATACTGGCGCGATTGTCTGCTAATAGTTTTATGTTCATGCTGGTACCTGTGTTTGTTGCGCGGCCGGATTAAATAATTCACTAGCCGCGCCGCCTAATGGCTTGTGGCCAGACTTTCTGCGGATTTCGTCGGGTGTCATCCAGCCCATGCCGGTGCCAGGACCGCCAAGAGCTGCGCGGTTGTACTCAGCCTGCGCTTTCAGATCGCCTTCAATCAGCGCGTCGCGGTCAAAGCGTAAAAACTTACCGCTGTCTCTTGGAAACAACTTACGATTCAACTCTTGCTCGATCTTGCGCAAGTGCGGTTGCAGGGTATAGGTCACAAAGCCGCGAGACATTGACTCAATACCTGAGCCCCACGACGTTGATGCGCTTGTTTCGCCTATCATGTGAGGTGGTACGCCAAATGCGCGCGCAATGTCGATCACCTGAAACTGGCGCGCTTCAATAAGCTGCGCGTCGTCAGCAGTGATGCTGATCTCTTTGACTGTCAGGCCTTGGGTTAGCACTAACGGGATTCGGTGGTAGTTGTCTTCGCCAGAGTATCTTGTCGAGAAGGCCGATTGCAGCGCTGCGATCTGATCGTCACCCATTTTGCCGGGTGACGAGAGAATCATCGACGGGTGAGCGCCGTTTTCAAAAAACTTACCCGAGTACGAATCCATTGCAAGCGCGTTTCCGACTGCAGATCGCGCCGCGTACTGAATCACGCTCATTGACTTCAGGCCATCGAAGCCGAAGCCGGGGAAGTGCAGAATGTCAAACGGCTCAATCCACGTCTGAATGCCGTAGTCTGAAAGCGAGAGGTAGTAGCGCACGCTTCCGTCTTTCTGGCGCATCGGAGAGACCGAGCCAGCGGGAAGTGGCAACAATTCAGCAATTGAGTTGTTTGTCCTGCGCCGAATCCATGTGTAAGAATCGCCACGCAACAACTGACCAACGCTGACGTTTTCCCAATGACTCGCCGCTGTGAAATTGATGTGCGGCTGCTCGTTTAGCTTGTACCAAAGATCGTCACGCGCCTGTTTTACGGGAATTTCTCCATCGGTGCGGTACAGATCAACGGGCAGCGTCATAATTGCGCCGGAGATACGCTGTACGCAAGCGTGAACGGCTGCGACGCGCATTGCGCTGAGTGGTGTTACCAACTGACCAGCCGCATAACTCGAAATCCCGAAC